ACTAAATAAGTCTTCTTCTTTATTACCTGTTCTGTTTTGTTTCTTTTGTATGTAACTTGCTACGTATCGGCATGATTCCAGGGTGACTGTTCCAACATGTACAAGCCCCTGGTTCCAAGCCTGTTCTATAATTGGTTTATCTTCTGGGGACATCCCAAAGATTATGAGGTGGTAATGTGGACGACCGTATTTCTCGCCGTATTCGCCAGAGGCGTAATATTTTATTGGCGATTGATAAGCTTTTCGTAATCGTTTTAGGAACTTTTGTAGGTCTGATTTTTGCAGTTTTCCAGACGTGGGTAATTTATCGTCTGAGTATGTGAGTGTTAGGAATATAGAATGGTCCCAATCTGTTTTTTCGTGCATAAGACGAATGGACCATTCTTGTGTTCTTTGTACTCGGCATGACATACATTTCCCACAAGGGAATGATAGATCTCCGTTGATCTCTATAGGTTTAGTACATGTCATATTTATGCCGATATTTAATGTATTGTTATTAGTCCAACAACTAGAGGCGAATACCACCGCGAGAAGTGCCGTATTTAGGAATGCGACGGCCTTTTTTGCGTTTACTACCGTATCGTCTTTTTTTGCCTTTATTTCCACGTCGTCTATATGCCATTAGTTTCCTCCTGCTCTCTTTCCAATAGATCCTGCCGCTGAACCAAGCAGGTTTGATGCTACATCTGACAATGTTTTAGCACCATATGCTAATAAGAATTGACGTCTTTGCTCGTCATTCATGTTTGACCAGGCTTTATTTAACATTAATATTTGACCTGTTTGTGACTGTAGCACTCCTGGTTGATTTGGTAATCCGTATTGATTATAGAAGCCCATTGTATTTGATTCCGAGTCTTGTGACTGTGCCCAGTTTTGACGTTGCTGTTCTCTGTTAGTCCACATAGGTTGTCCGGATTTAGGGTGACCTTGGGGCCATACTGGTGCTGTTTCTGATGGAGAGTCCAACCATTGTTGTCTGTTTGCCGCTTCTATATTCGCATATTCTATTGATTTTGTTTCGGCTTCTACCTTAGCCCTAGCGGCATTGGCCGCGTTACGGTTAGCTTTTGCCATAGGTATATTTCCGAGATGTTTTCCTGCATCTGAGAAACCTGATGTATTGGGTAATTGCTGTGTTTGTGCCTGTGCCGCTGAGCCAGCGGCTAATGTTTTTGATAATCCTGCCGCCTCGAGATCTGCGGCCCTTCTTTGGACCGCGTTATCCTCTCTGGCGTATTGCTCCTCCCGTCGCTTTTTTGACATTAATAGATTTGTAGCTGTTCCGGCGAGAGATGTACCGGCGCCAATAAGAGCCGCTCCTGTTACGGGATCCATTTATTCTTCTTTTTTAACCGGTTCTTTATCCGGTTCTGCCTTAGGCTTATCGTTTTCCAAGGATTCCCTATTTTGCTTTTCCTTCGCGACGGCTGCCTGCTGTCTAAGACGTTTCTCAGCATTTCGTAGGTCCTGGGTTGCATCTGCTGGGTCATATCCTTGTGATCTTGTTCTATCTTCATAATCTTCATCTACTTTGTCTTCTGATTCGAAATCATACATTTCGTTTCTGTAGTTTTGAAGCTGTAGCCCTGCTGCCATGTATTCTGCAACCTGCTGTTTTGTTGATCTGTATCCTGTTGTTTCTACAATGCGTTCCGTTCCTGGTATTTCACCAGGTAACTGTTTTCTGTTATAAGGAGTATTGAAACTGGGAATGCTTAATATATCTTTCATTTTTTTCATCCTAGAAGTGATCCATTAGTCCCGGGTTTGATGCAGCGGGTAATGGCCTGATGGCTTTAATTTTGTTGGCATAATTTACAATAAGTCCGTACTCGTCCTGTACTGCAAATATGTCCTTTCTGACAAATGTTCCTGATGGAGCATAACCATTGTTTTTTGCTGGGTCACCAGTTGTTATAAATCCTCCATCCAGTATTGGTGATGCTTCGAAGTTCCTGGCCAAATGCCAGTAATCTAAAGATACTGCGGCATTTGACCTAAGAGTTCCAGCTATCATATTTTGTTTCACTCTCATTTCGTCATATTTACCCTGATAACCGAAGAGCTTTGAATTATCTATTGCAACATCGTTAGTATAAATTTCTGCTTGTGAAATAGCCTGTTCTGATAGATGAGCAAATTCTGGGAAATAGAAGTCATATTTTGTTTCTCGGAGCCACTGCCGTGGCATACCCTGCTGATATGCGGGTTTTGGCATTACTGACATAATTCCCATTATGAGTCCGAATTCTTCCGCTCTATACGATCCGACCATATTGCGATCTGCTGTTATGCCGTGTCCGGCAAGGTTACCCTGTGGTGTTAATGAGGTCGGGGATGATTCATATCCAGTGGTAGATGTCTGTAATACTTCTGATATGATCACTGGTGATTTTGTTCCGCCTATATATTCGGGGCGGTCCAAGCGTGCGTCTCTAGGTGATACCCCAAAATGGGCACCTAGAAACTCGGTATAACGTGCACCTACTCGGGCGTTGCGTTCTAAGAACTTTTGAATTTGTATGACTTCTCTAAGATCTGCGATGTCAAATGATGATGCTGCTGATAGATCTATTGTATTTTCATTAAGACCATTTTGAAACAGGGGCATATCCGGGTTTACTGAACTAAAAGCAAAATGTCCGGATGGCGTATGATATCCAATACCATCGGCATTAATTAGAACATCACCAACTTCACCATTTTGCCATACTGCTGAAGTTTCTCCTACTATTGGCAATGATGGTGCTATTGGGTTTCTCTGTTGCCATGGGAGTGCTGATGTAAAGTAATCTTTTGTCCAGGCACGGAAAAGAATCAGTTCATTAGTTGATAGTTTTTCTGGCTGAAGTGTCTGATCTCTGTAATATTCGTTAAATATTAGGTTATATGCATCCCTTGGGAATGCCATGGGAGCATTAAGGTTTGCAGATGATGCTGTAATGTTTATTGGAAATCCGAGATAATCCCACAGGGTCCCTTCTCCGGTTTCTGCTGATGTTGCTTCCCATACGGGAAGTATTGGTTCTAATGTTCCGTCTGGTCCGCCTGTTATGAAAGCCTCCCATGAGTCTGTATCTGAGTTATTCCAGAGTAGGCGGTAAGGTACGAAGAAGTAATGCGTAAATACATTTACTTCATGAAGGATTGGTTTTATAAGGGGCTGCCAGCGAATGACTACTTCATTACTGATTTTAAACTTGTCTCCAGGGACTACCTCGTCACACATGACGGGGATAAGTTGACCCATGTCGCAATTGAATTTTTTTTCATAGGAAAGATCGAATACTGATCTTCCTGGTCTGAGTTTAGAAACGTTATTGAATAGATTAGGCATAGGTTATTACTCCTATACCTAGTGTATCCTTTTTTATACAGTTGTCAATGTTCCCGTTTCATTATCGAAAGTTCCGACTTTAACAAGGTTAAATTCGTCTTCGTCGAGTTTTTTATCTTCAACAAGATTGTTGAAGTTGCGTTCTGCGATCGCTTTGTTTTTGGCTTGGAATATAGGGCCATATTCGTCTGCAAGCCTGTCTTTAATTGAGTAGAGTTCGAATGTCATATCGTTTAGCTCCTTTTGATATGGTGTAGGATTGTTATAAATTAACCAACGCTTAGCTTCTGGCATCCATTCTATTCTAGAATCATACATCTTTTCTCCTCTTTTTTGCGATGACGGTGTCATCTGGCTATACTAACAACAAGGTAATAGTATAGCTGATCAAAGTCCAACGACTTTGGTTTTTAGTTCCATAATGGCTTCAAAGATTTCTTTTTCGCCTAGTTCCTTAGCGTGCTTTGCCGCTTCCATAAGATTGTAATACAGTTCGTCTTTTGTCTCTTCTTTATTCATGCCCTAATAATACTAGGCTTATGTGAAGATTGTGTGGAGAACAGGTGTTCTTTATGTGTAGTTTTATTTTGTTTAGTAGACACGATTGGTGTCACTTTACATATTGATAATTAGCTGACGCGCTCCGCTTGTCGGCTTCGATTGAGTACAATCTTCAGCTTGTTGATGAGGCTTCGCCTGAGTTTATAATTTTTTCTCTTTTAGAGAGGTTCGGGCTCTTATATTCTTATCTGCCTGAACTTTGGATTGAAGGTTAATGTCGAAGAGTTCGATGTCGTTATTTTGATTTTTTACTAATGCGAGTTCTTCGTCTACCTTCTCTACCCTTTCGTTCTGGCTTTTCGATAAATTGAGCCCGTGTTTTTTAACGTAGTATCGGGGAATACTCATTGATATCCCCTTATGTGTTATGTGTTCGTTATCCTGAAGGTAACTGTGGTTACGTCCCGACCATGCGAGACCTAACCCACGTGATTGAAGACTAAATAAGTCTTCTTCTTTATTACCTGTTCTGTTTTGTTTTTTTTGGATGTACGATGCAACGTATCTACAAGATTCGAGGGTGACCGTTCCGATGTGTACCATCCCATGATTCCATGCTTTTTCTATAATTATTTTATCTTCTGGGGACATCCCGAAGATTATGAGGTGGTAATGTGGACGACCGTATTTCTCGCCGTATTCGCCAGAGGCGTAATATTTTATTGGCGATTGATAAGATTTTCGTAATCGTTTTAGGAACTTTTGTAGGTCTGATTTTTGCAGTTTTCCAGACGTGGGTAATTTATCGTCTGAGTATGTGAGTGTTAGGAATATTGAATGATCCCAATCGGTTTTTTCGTGCATTAGACGAATAGACCATTCCTGGGTTCTTTGTACTCGGCATGACATACATTTCCCACAAGGGAATGATAGATCTCCATTGATCTCTATAGGTTTAGTGCATGTCATTTTTATGCCGATATTTAATGTGTTGTTATTAGTCCAACAACTAGAGGCGAATACCACCGCGAGAAGTGCCGTACTTAGGAATACGACGGCCTTTTTTACGCTTACTACCGTATCGTCTTTTTTTTCCTTTATTTCCACGTCGTTTATATGCCATTTAGTCTCCTCCTGCTCTTCTTCCAAGTGATCCTGCTGCTGATCCAAGCAGGTTTGATGCTACATCTGATAATGTCTTTGCACCGTATGCTGTTAAGAATTGACGTCTCTGATCGTCATTCATGTTTGACCATGCTTTATTTAACATTAATATTTGACCTGTTTGGGATTGAAGTACTCCTGGTTGATTTGGTAATCCGTATTGGTTATAGAAGCCCATTGTATTTGATTCTGAGTCTTGTGATTGTGCCCAATTTTGACGTTGCTGCTCTCTATTAGTCCACATAGGTTGTCCGGCTTTCGGATGACCTTGGGGCCAGACTGGTGCTGTCTCGGATGGAGAGTCTAACCACTGTTGTCTGTTTGCTGCTTCTATATTCGCATATTCTATAGATTTTGTTTCGGCCTCTACTTTTGCTCTAGCCGCATTTGCGGCATTACGATTGGCCTTTGCCAAAGGTATATTGCCCAGATGTTTTCCTGCATCTGAGAAGCCTGATGTATTAGGTAATTGTTGAGTCTGTGCCTGTGCCGCGGACCCCGCGGCTAGTGTTTTTGATAGTCCTGCTGCCTCGAGATCAGCGGCCCTTCTTTGGACCGCATTATCCTCTCTTGCGTATTGCTCCTCACGTCGCTTTTTTGAAAGAAGGAGATTTGTAGCCGTGCCGGCAAGAGATGTTCCGGCGCCGATAATAGCAGAAGATGTTACGGGATCCATTTATTCTTCTTTTTTTACCGGTTCTGGATCCGGTTCTGCCTTCGGCTTATCGTTTTCCAAGGATTCCCTATTTTGCTTTTCCTTCTGGACGGCTGCCTGTTGTTTAAGACGTTTCTCAACATTTCGTAAGTCCTGTGTTGCATCGGCTGGGTCATATCCTGGGGTTCTTGTTCTATCTTCATAATCTTCATCAACTTTGTCTTCTGACTCGAAATCGTACATTTCGTTTCTGTAGTTCTGGAGTTGTAAGCCTGCTGCCATATATTCGGCTACTTGCTGTTTTGTTGAACGATATCCAGTTGTTTCTACTATTCTAACTTTCCCTGGTATTTCACCAGGAGATTGTTTTCTAATGTATGGAGTGTTGAATCGAGGAATGCTTATTGTTTTTTCCATTTTTTTCATCCTAGAAGTGGTCCATGAGTCCAGGGTTCGATGCCGCGGGTAATGGCCTTATGGCTTTAATTTTATTGGCATAATTTACTATAAGTCCATACTCGTCCTGTACTGCAAATATGTCTTTTCTAATAAATGTTCCTGACGGTGCATTACCTGTTAATTTTGATGGATCTCCTGTTGTTATAAATGTTTCATCGAGTATTGGTGCTGAATCAAAATTCCTTGCTAAGTGCCAATAATCTAGTGAGACTGCAGCTTCTGATCTAAGAGTTCCAGCTATGATGTTTTGTTTTACTCTCATTTCATCATATTTTCCCTGATAGCCGAAAAGTTTTGTATTATCTATTTCAACATCGTTAGCGTAGATTTCCGCCTGTGAAATAGGCTGCTCTGATAGATGTGCGAATTCTGGGAAATAGAAATCATATTTTGTTTCTCGAAGCCACTGACGTGGTATTCCCTGCTGATAAGCAGGTTTGGGCATGACTGACATTATGCCCATTATGAGTCCGAATTCTTCTGCTCTGTATGATCCGACCATGTTACGATCTGCTGTTATCCCGTGTCCTGCAAGGTTACCTTGTGGAGTTAATGAGATCGGTGATGATTCGTATCCAGTAGTTGAAGTCTGAAGCACTTCTGATATGATAACTGGTGATTTCGTTCCGCCTATATATTCTGGACGGTCGAGACGTGCGTCTTTGGGTGATACGCCGAAGTGTGCACCGAGAAACTCGGTATAACGTGCACCTACTCGTGCGTTTCGTTCTAAGAACTTTTGTATTTGTACGACTTCTCGAAGATCTGCGATGTCGAATGATGAAGCCGCTGACAGGTCTACTGTATTATTATTTATCGCGGCATTTAAGTTAACACCTGCTTGTCCTTGAGTTACTAGATATCCGAAATGCGGGAATCCTGTTTCATCTCGGGTTCCTGGTGCTGGTGTAGCAAATTCTCCTGATGTTATTCCAAATACTGATTCTGCCCATACTGCTGATGTTTCGCCTACTATTGGCAATGATGGTGCTATTGGATTTCTCTGTTGCCAGGGAAGTGCTGATGTGAAGTAATCTTTTGTCCAGGCTCGAAATTGTATATTCTTAGCTTCCGAAATTTCTTCTTGTAGGGTCTGGTCTCTGTAATATTCATTATATATTTCCCTATATGCCCATTCAGTGAAGCGCATAGGATAAGCTCCAGCAGGAATGACATTAATTGGAAATCCTAGATAATCCCATAGGGTGCCCTCGGCTGTTTCTTCTATCTCTGGAATCCAAGTTGGTAATACTGGTTCTAATGTTCCGTCTGCTCCACCGGTAATGAAATTTTCCCATTCCGACCAGAGTATACGATAAGGCACGAAGAAATAATGAGTAAATACATTTACTTCATGGAGTATAGGTTTTATTAGGGGTTGCCAGCGAATGACTACTTCATTGCTGATTTTGAATTTGTCTCCAGGGACTACCTCGTCACACATGACGGGTATAAGTTGGCCCATGTCGCAATTGAATTTTTTTTCATAGGAAAGATCAAATACTGATCTTCCTGGTCTTAGTTTAGAAACATTATTGAATAGATTAGGCATAGGTTATAACTCCTATACCTAGTGTATACTTTTTTATACAGTTGTCAATGTTCCTGTTTCATTATCGAAGGTTCCGACTTTAACCAGGTTAAATTCGTCTTCGTCGAGTTTTTTATCTTCAACCAGATTGTTAAAGTTGCGCTCTGCAATCGCTTTGTTTTTGGCTTGAAATATGGGGCCATATTCCTCTGCAAGCCTGTCTTTGATTGAATAGAGTTCGAATACCATGTTTTTCTCCTCTTTTTACGATGACTGGTGTCATCTGGCTATACTAACAACAAGGTAATAGTATAGCTGACTAAAGTCCAACGACTTTAGTTTTTAGTTCCATAATGGCTTCAAAGATTTCTTTTTCGCCTAGTTCCTTAGCGTGCTTTGCCGCTTCCATTAGATTGTAATACAGTTCGTCTTTTGTCTCTTCTTTATTCATAACCTAATAATACTAGGCTTATGTGAAGATTGTGTGGAGAACAGGTGTTCTTTATGTGTAGTTTTATTTTGTTTAGTAGACACGATTGGTGTCACTTTGCATATTGATAATTAGCTGACGCGCTCCGCTTGTCGGCTTCGATTGAGTACAATCTTCAGCTTGTTGATGATGCTTCGCATGAGTTTTATAATTTTTTCTCTTTCAGAGAAGTTCGGGCTCTTATATTCTTATCTGCCTGAACTTTGGATTGAAGGTTGATGTCGAAGAGTTCGATGTCGTT